CTCCGCATCTACGCCGTCGAAGACCGGCGCGTGCCGCTCCTGAGCGACACCGGCAGCGTGCGCCCCGGGCGCTACGCGGGCCGTGACGCCTCGGGCGCCGCGCTCCCCGAGGGCGACGTCACGCCCGACCACGTCCATTACCGCCGCGCCGCGAGCCGCGGAGACATCACCATCGAAGAGGTCGCCTCGTGAGCGTCATCATCCCCGGTCTCTCGACGTCGCAGAAGACGCCCGGCGTCTACCTCAACGTCATCCTCGGCGGCGCCCCGTCGTCGCCCGGCCAGCAGGCCATCAAGATCCTGCTGCTCGGCAACAAGATGGGCACCGCCGTCTCGGGCGCGTCGCCGTCGATCGCGCTCCCTGCGGGCACGCAGCCGAACGGGATGCCCGTGCTGCTCTCCTCGAGCGACGACGCGGCGTCCTACTTCGGCCTCGGCAGCGAGATCCACGTGATGTCGCGCGCGGTCTTCGCGCAGTACCCCAACGCGCTCCTCTATGGGTGCTGCGTGCCCGAGGGTGGCGGCTCGGCGGCCGCGATGGTCTGCACCTTCGCGACGACCGCGACCGCTGCGTTCACCGTGCGTGTGCGCGCGTGCGGCGTGACGATCGACGTGCCGGTGAACACCGGCGACACCGCCGCGGTCATCGCGACGGCCGTCGCCACCGCCGTCAACGCCGTGACCTGGCTGCCGTACTACGCGCAGACCTCGACGGGCGCCGTGACGTTCACCGCGAAGTGCAACGGCCCGCGCGGCAACGACCTCGCGGTGCTGCTGTCGTTCGTGTCGTCCGCTGGCATCGAGACGCAGATCAGCACGTCGAGCACGACGAGCCCCGGCGCGACGACGGGCATCCTGTCGAGCGGCGCCACGAGCGGTAACCTCTACCGCTTCGCGGGCGGCACGACGCAGGACAGCTACGCGTCCACGCTCGCGAGCATCGCGGCGGTCCGCTACAACCGCATCGTCGGGGCCTGCACCGATGCGACGAACATCGGCGCCATCTCGACGCACATCGCGTCGCAGTCGTCGATCACGTCGCAGAAGCGCGAGCAGGGCATCTGCGCGACGCTCGCGTCGAGCGGCACCGCGATCACCCTCGCGACGGGCGTCAATGCGGCGCGCATGCAGATCGCCTGGCACTACAACAGCCTCGTGCCCGCGTGCATGGTGGCTGCGCAGGTGTGCGCCGCGCGCGTCAACGGCGACGCGCTCACGGGCGTGGCCTCGCCGCTCCCGGGCGAGAACGCCGACCCCGACGCGAACCTCTCGGGCGTGCAGCTCGCCACGATCCCGATGCAGAACACGGTCGAAGACCAGCCGACTGCGACCGAGATCGAGGCGGCCCTCAACAACGGCCTCACCGTCATCGGCGCAAGCACCGCGCGCCCCGGCTACGGCGTGCTGGTGCTGTCGATCACGTCGCTGTCGCTCGTCAACGGGCTCCAGAACTACGGCGTGCTGCTCACGGGCTACGTCACCGTGTGCGACTACGTGGCCGATGGCGAGCAGGCCGCCCTCGCGCTGCGCTACGCGGGCTTCAAGCTCGGGAGCAACGACGCGAACGGCGAGCCCCCCAAGGCCCCGCTCGTGACGACGCCGCAGCAGATCCGCGCGAGCGTGCTCCTCGACCTCAAGGGCTACGAGTCGCAGGGCATCATCCGCGACGTCGACGCGAACGAATCGCTGCTCGTCGTCGAGGCGTCCAGCGTGACGCCCGGTCGCGTCGACATGGACATCCCCGTCGAGCCCACGCCGTGGCTCACCATCCTCGCGGGCAACGTCCGCCAGATCCAGAGCGTGTGAGGTAACACCGTGGCGATCAACTACAGCAGGCCGGGCTTCATCAGCGTCGGGGGCCGCACGCTTCTTCAGGTCATGAAGATCGACGTGAAGCTCGACAGCGGCAACAAGGACGTCGACACGCTGCTCCTCGGCCGCGCGGGGCACTCCCTCGGGCCGCAGAAGGTCAGCGTCGACGTGTCGAGCGCGGTCCCCGCCGCGGGCATCGAGGGCGACATCATCACGCGCCTCGTCAACGCGGGCACGCAGAGCTTCGCGATGACCTTCGCGGGCACGATCTACAACATCGAGGGCGACATCCGCACGGCGGGCTTCTCGACGGACGTGGGCAACCCCAACGGCACGGACTTCAACGTGTCGGGCAAGCTCATCAACACCACGAGCGCGCTGTGAGCGACGTCGGCGCGCTCGCAGGCGGCTCGCATCTCGCGCAGCTGCTCGGAGGCTACGCGCCCCCGCGGCGCAAGTTCGAGATCGAGCTCCAGCGCGCCGACGCGGCGGGCGCACCCGTGACGGTTCGCGCCGTCATCGCGGTGCGCGCGCTGTCCGTGCAAGAGACCGAGGAGGCCCACGCCGAAGCCATCAAGTGGCTCGTCGGGCAGGGCGCGCACCAGCGCGAAGACCTCCTCGGCGACAACGGCGACAGCGTGCTCAACCTCGAGCTGATGACGCAGCTCCTCGCCCGGGCGCTGATGCACCCCGACCGCACGCGTGAGCCCTTCGCGAAAGACGCCGCGGCCCTCCGCTCGACGCTCTTCGCCGACGAGATCGAGGCGTGCTTTCGCGAGTACACCGCGTTTCAGGCCGAGCGCTCGCCGCTCCGTGGGCTCCGCAGTGCGGACGAGCTCAAGGAGATCGTCGCCGCCCTGGGAAAAGGGCAGACCTCGCAGATCAACTTGCTGCGCTTCGATGTCACTTCGCTGCGCAGCATCATCACCTCACTGGCCGCCCAGGTCTCGACGCTGACGAGGCCGAGCTCCTCGGATACCTCGTCGCCGAGCCCATCGCTCGACGATACCTCGAGCTCGCAGGCGTCGGCGCCGACCCACTCGCTCACCATCTCGGAGGGGTGAGCGACGCCTTGCAGACCATGACCGCGCTCCTCGCCTCGCGCCGCTAACACGATGCCCACAGCCATCCTCAAGATCGACGGCGACACGTCGGGCCTCGCACGCGCGTTCGGCGACATGCGCGCGCAGGCGAAGGCGACCGCCGAGGCGATCAAGTCGTCGATGGCGGGCGCCGCCGCTGCCGTCACGGCAGCGGCGCAGCGCGGGGGCCGGGCGCAGCGCGCAGAGTCGGCGCGGTCGGCGGCGCAGAGCGAGCGCGACGCGATGCGCTCCGTCGCGATGTTCCTCCGCAGCGAAGACCAGAAGCGCCGCGCCGCGCGCATGACCGCCGTCGCCCGCGAGCGCGCCGAGCAGGACGCGACGAAGATCGCCCGCGAGGAGGCCGCCAAGCGCGGTCTCTCCGCGGAGCAAGAGGCGCGCGTGCGGCAGTCCACGCTCGAACGCCTCACGCGGGCGCACGAGGAGGCCGAGCGCCGGCAGACCGCAACCACGAAGCGCGAGCAGGCGCAGCGCACGCGCGAGGGCCGCGAGATCGGCACCGGGCTCCGTCGTGGCCTCAACGTCGGGCGCGACGCGGCGCTCAACGTCGCCCGCGAGGCGCACTCACAGATTCAGGACGCCCGTGGGCGGCGCGCCGAGAGCGAGCACACGCTCAACGCGGCGTTCTACCAGGCGGGCATCGGCGGTCAGGAGGCCGCGGGGATGCGCGCGCGCCTGCAGCGCGAGATCGCCTCGGGCGGCCTCCGCGGGCTCACGATGGAGGACGTGGCGGGCGGCCTCATGGCCGCGCAGACGCAGTTCTCTGTGCTCTCGGGCGCGACGCCGCAGGAGCGCGCGCAGCGCCTCAACGAGCAGGTGTCGCGCATGGCCTTCGCGCGCAACACCTTCCAAGACCCGGGCGAGGTGCTCCGCGTGTCGGGGATGCTCTCGCAGCAGGGCGTGCGCGGCGCCGACCAGACCGCGGCGCTCCAGAGCCTCACGGGCATGGCGCAGGCGGGCTCCATCGAGCTCTCGACGCTCACGAGCACCGCCCTTGGGCCGCTCATGGCGAACATCGCCCGCACCACCAACGCGGGCATGACCGCCGCCCAGCGCGCGGCCGCCGTGCGCTCGACGACCGCGGAGACGATGGCCGTCGGCGAGATCGGCGCGGCCGCAGGCCTCACGCCCCGCGACTCGCTCAACGCGCTGGCGAAGCTCCGCGGGTCGGTCACGTCCGACGTGACGCAGTCCCGTCTCTACGACCGGCTGCGCGGCGCGCATCGCGAAGACCTCGCGGCGCAGTTGTTCCAAACGGGGCCGGGCGGGCGCCACACGCTGCGCGACGCGAGCCCCGTCAGCCTCATGAGCTCGCTCGTGTCGGGCTTCGGCGGCGACGCCAACGCCGTTTCGAACGTGCTCGCCGCGGGTGGCCCCGGGGCGCCCATGGTGATGGACGCGCAGCAGCGGCGCCTCATCATGGCGATGGCCTCGCAGACCTCGGGCGGCGAGACGATCGCGCAGCACGTGGCGACGATGCAGGCCACCGGCTCGCGCTTCGGCATCGGCGACATCGGCCGCGGCGCGGCAATGGTCGAGGGCGAGCAGCAGACCGCGCTGCGCAGCGCCGAGGCCACGCGCGACAACGCGCTGACCGACAACACGTCGGCCATCGTGAACCTGTCCAACGCCTTCGCGACGTGGTCGACGGCGAACCCGATCACCTCGAGCGCGATCCAGTCCGGCGGCGGGCTCCTCGGCGGCGTGATCGGCGGCGGGGTCTTCTCACGCATCGGCACCGCCCTCGCAGGTACGAGCGTCGGCGGGCTGCTCACGGGGTCAACCACCATCGGCGGCACGCTCGCGGCGGCGAAGGCCTCGGGCCTCGCAGCGCTCAGCGGCGCGGGCAGCCTCGGGGCGACGCTGGCGGGCTCCGTTGGCGCAGCGGGCGCGGGCACCGTCGGTGCGGTCGTCACGGGCAGCCTCGCCGCCGGCGGCGCCGCGGGCTACGGCATCAACCGCGCGCTCGGGCACAACCAGCAGAGCGACAACCCGCTCAACGCGGCCTTCTACACCGAGTTCGCCCGCTCCGTGCGCGACGCCGTGCGCGACGGCATCGCGAGCGCGCCGATCACCGCCGCCGTCTCCCCCGTTGACGCTGCGCACGCCGCCGCCCAGGCCCCACGATGACCGCCGACTTCGACCAGCTCGCCGAGGCGTCCTATGAGGGCGTGACGTTCCCGCTGCAGGACGCCCCCGTCGAGGGCGGCAACGACTTCGCGGAGCACACGGCGTATCGCCGCTCGGGCGCCGACATGGAGCCGACGGGGTGGCGCGCGTACTCGGGGGCCCTCACGATCCCGTGCATCAACACCGCGGGCCTCGTGAGCCGCTACGGAAAGCTCTGGCCCGACAAGAGCAACGACCTCATCTCGCTCTTTCGCGAGAAGCCGCGCGGCACGCTCGTGCACCCGCTGCTCGGCACCCTCACCGTCGCGGTGATGGACGTGTCGCAGTCGGGCGACGTGGGCGTGCGCAACGGCGTGACGCTCGTCGTCAAGTGGAAGGAGCACAACGCCTCGCTCGCGCTGCTCGTGGGCTCGGACGGGGTGCTGACGACCGACCCGACGACCACCATCACCACGAAGGCGACGGAGGCCGACGCGGCGGGCTCGGGCCTCGTGGGCTACACGCCCCTCGTCTCGGTCGTCGACACGCAGACGACGTACCTCGAGGCCGCGCCGCGCGGGTACTCCGACGTGCAGTCGGCCTTCCGCGCGATGCTCGCGCCGCTCGAGCTCGACCTCTCGCTCGCGTCGGTGCAGTCATCGAACGGCTACGACGCCCAGGTGGCGCTGCTCAACCTGCGCGTCGCGCTGCTCTCGTACCGCGCGCGCTTCCTGCCGGGGCAGTCGTCGCTGCGGTACTACACCGTGCCCGTCGAGATGACCGTCGCCGACGTGTCGCGCGTGGTCTACGGCAACCTCTCGGGGATGTCGCTCCTCTTCGCGGCGAACACCTTCGTCGACCCGCTCAGCGTCGCGCCTGGCCGCGTGCTGACGGTGCTCCCTGAGTCGTAGCCCGTGCCCATCGACCCGACACCTTACCAGCACCGCGTGAGCCTCCAGCTCGCGGCGTCGGGCCTCGTCGTGGACGTGTGGGACGAGTACGCGATCACGCTCGACATGCTCAGCGCGGGGTCGCCGTGGACCTTCGCCTTCTGGCGCTCCGACCCCCTGCGCGGGCAGGTGACCGGCGACCGCCGCACGACGTGGGACCTCCTGCGCCGCACCGCGAAGCTCGGCGACAACGTGCTCGTGTCGATCGACGACGCGGTGCAGCTCAACGGGCGCATCGAGACGATGAACGCGGGCGGCGGGCGCGACGGGATCGTGCTCATCCTCGGAGGTCGCGACCTCGCGGGCCCCGCGATGGACTGCGACGTGCCCCCGTCGCTGACCATCAAGAACCTCCAGTTCTCTGAGGCGCTCGTGCAGACCTTCGCGACGATGGGCCTCCCCGCGCGCACGGTCGACAGCGCCGCCAACGTGACCGTGACGGCGCACGAAGCCCCCGGCCCGCGCCGCACGAACCGTCGCACCACGCGCCGCGCCGTCGTCGACATCGCGCACCCGAAGCCCGGCGAGCGCGTGTGGGGCTTCGCCGAGTCGATGGCGAAGCGCGTCGGCTACCTCCTGTGGGTGGCGCCCGACGCCGCGAACGGGCTCGCGATCGTGGCCGACGTGCCCAACGACCACGGGACGCCGGCGTACGTGCTCCTCCGCCGCGAGGTGTCGCAGTCGCAGGGCGCGGCGTACGAGGGCAACATCCTCGTCGGCAACGAGAAGCTCAACCTGCGCGGCGTGCCGACGACGATCACGACCTACTCCGGCACCGACCGCGGGGCGCAGGTCAGCGCCCGCACGCAGCAGGTCACCGCGAACGTCGCGGTGCTCGACACGCAGATTACCCGCGGGCTCGTGATCGACCCGCCGCCGCCGCAGCCGAAGCACGTACGCTCGACGCGCTCACGCACCCCGGAGCGCAGCGCGCAGGAGGCCTCGAACACCATCGTCGAGGCCATGCGCGGATTTCGCTCGTACGAGTGCACCGTGCGCGGCCACGGGCAGTCGATCGACGGCGCGCAACGACTCTACGCGCTCAACACGATCGCCCGCGTGCGCGATGACGTGTGCATCGACGGTGAGGGACAGCCCCTCGACGAAGACATGCTCATCACGCGCATCGAGTTCCGCGGCTCGCGGCAGGGCGGCACGAAGACGACGCTCACGCTCACGCCCCGCGGTGCGCTGGCGCTGACCCCGACGGAGCCGACTACGTGATGCACGACGACTGGAGCGAGATCGACTTCGCGCGCGTGACCTCGTGCGCCGCGAGCTCGCAGGTGCGCGCCGTCACGGTGCAGATGTCCGCGCTCGGCGACGAGGGCAACACCAACGAGGGCGAGCGCGGCGAAAACGTCGAGGTGCTCCAGCCCCTCGGGCTCATGGCGGTCCCGTCGATCACGCAGACGACGGAGGCGCCGTTCCTGCGCATCGGCGACCGCCAGGTCGCGCTCGGCATCATCGACAAGGGCGCCACGCCGCAGGCCTGCGAGACGGGCGAGGTGCGGCTCTACGGGCCGGGCTCCTCGAATGCGAGCGCCGTGCTGCGCATCCGTGCCGATGGCAGCATCGAGATCACCGCGAAGAGCGGCGTGAACATCTCGCTCGCGGTCGACGGCGCAGGCGACGTGGTGCTCGACGGCGGGTCGCTGAAGGTCGCGCGCGCCACGGACCCTGTGAGTGTGACGCTCACGGCGCTGCAGATCGGCACCATCATCGCGCCCCCGGGCGGCGGCCCCTGTACGGGCGGCCCCATCACGATCACTGGCACCGTCGACTCGGGCGCAGGCGCCGCGCACGTAAAAGCATGACCACCCCCTACGCCTACACGCGCTCGCGCGAGCCCTCGACGGGCGACGTGCTCATGGCGCCGCCGCCGCGCGCCAATCGATGGCTCCCCGCCGCCGCGCCGATGGCGCAGGTCGTGGCGATGACCATGCGCACGCAGCTCGGCGCGTGCGCGGTCGACCTCGGCCTCGGCGTGAACTGGCGCAGCATCGAGAAGCTCTCGACGGGCGCCGCAGCCACCGCGCGCTTCGTCATCGAGCAGGGCCTCGCGCGCTACGTCGCCGCCGCCCTCATCACCAACGTCGTCGTCAGCGCCGTCGTCACCGGCTCGCGCGTCGAGTGGGACGTCGCGTTCACTGACCCGCGCACGCAGACGCGCCCGCGCATCACCGGCACGAGGTCTCTTTCGTGATCACACCCCGCACGCCCGCCGAGATCCGCGACACGCTCCTCGGCTACTGGTCCGCGGAGTACGCCGCGCGCGGCGAAACGCTGCTCGTTGCTGCGGGCAGCGACGCGTACGTCCTCGCGGGCGTCATCGGCGTCGTGCAGGCGCTCGTCGACCAGCAGGGCCAGCAGATCGCCCGCGACATCTTCCCCCTGAGCGCGAGCGACGAGGGCGTCGCGCGCTTCGGCGACCAGTACGGCATCGCGCAGCGCCCCGCGACGGCCGCCGCGCTCTCCGCGCAGGTCACGGGTGCGTCGGCTGCGACCACGTACGCGATCCCCGCGGGCACGCAACTCTCGTGGACCGACGGCCTGCTCTACGACGTGCTCGACACGTCCGTGACCACCGACGTGTCGAAGCACGCGACCATCACGATCCGGTGCTCGACGACGGGATCGACGACCACGCGCGCCGTTGGCGACGTGCTCACGTTCCAGAGCGCGCCCGCGGGGCTCAATCCGACCGCGCCCGTCACGGCGGTGGGCACGGTTGGCGAAGATGCGGAGTCCTATCAGGCGTGGGCCGCGCGCATCACGGCCCGGCTGCAGGAGCGCCCCGCCTCGGGCAACCGCAGCGATTGGGCGGCGTGGGCCCTGTCGTACACCGGCACGTCCATCGTGGACGCGTACGTGTACCCGCTGCTTCAGCCCCCGGCGTCGACGCCCGGCAACGGCACCGCGAACGTGCTCGGGTGCGTGACCGTCGTCGCTGTCGGCCCCGCGCAGGGCGACTCGACGACGAACACGCGGATCGTGCCCGCAAACGACGGGGTCGTTCGCGTCGACGGCGGCACGCTGTTGCGTGTCGTCGGCTACATCGAAGGCGACCGCACCGCGAATGGCGACCTCACTACGCAGGGCACGCAGCTGCGCCCAGTGACGATGGCTTACGGCGACTACACCGTCGAGGCGATCAACACGCAGCCGCAGAACGTCGAGGCCGTGCTGACCGTGACGGACGCGAACGCGTTCAGCTTCGCCTACGCCTCGAGCCCTGGCCTGAGCGGCACGAGCGACGCGACGCACGTCGTGGTGAGCGGCAACTACGGCCCCGGCGGCGTCGTCGATCTGAGCGGCCTCTCGGTGCTCGTCTACATCGGCACCGCGAACTATCGCGGGGGCTACTACCGCACCACCCTCGGCGCGGGCTCTTACAACGGCGGCACGGGGCTCACCACGTTTGAGGTCGACGAGCTCCCGCACGCCCCCGTCGCGCCGTCGTTCGTGTACCCGGCGACGCCCTGCTGGGAGGCGATCCGCGCGGCGACCTTCGACTACTTCGACGGCCTCGGCCCGAGCGACTCGTCGCCGCCCTCGAGGTGGCCGACGCAGGACGCGCAGGGCCGTTCGACGCTCTACCGATCGGCGCTCGCGGGCCGCTACACGCAGACCGACGGCGTGCTTGCCGCGAGCATCTCTACGCCCGGGACGGACACGACGCCCTCGACGTGGAAGACGGTGCTCACGCTCGGCTCGCTGCTGGTGCACGCGTGACCGCGCCCGTCCGCTACGTCGCGCAGACCGGCGACGCCGCGTACACGATCCCCAACGCGGGCTCGTTCGGCTTCGCCTTCTCGCGCGGCACCGACCCGAGCGGCACCACGCTCCCCGTCGCGGTCGTGCAGCGAACTTTCGCCGACGGCACGGTGCGGGTGTTCAACCTGCGCGCGGCCTCGGCGTACGGCGTCGCGAACGCGGTCTACGTGTGTCTCACGCCGATGACGCAGAACTACGGCGCGACGCTCGCGGGCTACCTCGCCGACGTGCAGCTCGCGTGGAACGCCCAGACGGGCGACGGCTCGGCGCCGCCTGCGACGCTCGCCGCCGGCGCCTCGGTGTGGGGTTGGGTCGCGGCGTAGTTACCGACATATGCCGCCAACGCAGACCCTCGCACCCGAGCACACGGCTCGACAGGCGCCGCAGTTTTCGCGCGTACCGAGCATCGTTTCGCACCCGTTGAGGTCGAGCCCGTCGCAGTCGGCGAAGCCCGCTGCGCAGCGCCGAATCGCGCACCTGTTGGGCGCCGCGCACTCGGCCGACGCAACGTTCGAGAGCGTCGCGCACGATCCGCCGCAGAGGTCGGGCACGTCGGGCGCCGCATCCGCTGCATCCGGCGCCGCATCGCCCCCGGCGTCCACGGGCGGCGCCACGCTCACGCACCGACCGAGGGCGCACACGCCGCCCTCGCAGAGCCTCCCGCACGCGCTGCAGTTGGCGCCGTCGTTGAACAGGTCGACGCAGCGCCCGTCGCACGCGGTGTACCCGGTGACGCACCGGCAGGCCGCGCCGATGCGCTCCGCGTGGGCCCCGCAGGTGTTCGCGTCGGCGGCAACATCCACAGGCGGCGCGGGCGCGTCCGTCGAGGCCTCGACCGCGACGCTCGCATCGGGCGTCTCCGCGGCGTCCGCTGAGGCGTCCACGGTGGGCGCTGCGTCGGCCGGCGTCTCGAGCACGGAGGGGGCGCAGCCGATGAACACAGCGAAGACGACGAAGAGGGCAGCGATGCGACGCATGGGCACATCGTACGCCGCGCCGCAGCTCGCGGTCGACCCCGGCCACGTGGCCACCACGGAGCACCCATGAGCGCCCTCGCCCTCCAGTCCCTGCCGACGACCGCGCTGAGCGGCGGTTCTGCGGCAGTTCGCATCGCCCGCACGCTCCTGCAGCTCGTCGGCGCGGGGTACCAGGCGCCGCAGGATTCGCTGAACGCGGCGGATTTCCTTGCACTCGGCTCCAGCTTCGGCGACGCGCGCGCGGCGCTGCTTAACGTGTGGAACAACGAGTTCGTCGCGAGCGCGACAGGCGCCACGGGGCTTCTCTCGCAGTGGGAGGCGACGCTCGGTCTGCCCGTCGATCCGACGCTCAGCGATGCCGACCGGCAGGCGCGGCTCGTGGCCTTCGTACGCAGCGCGATCGAGGGCACGCCGCAGGCGATCGAGAGCGCCGTGTCCGCGGTCACGGGCTCGTGCACCGTCAACGAGGCCATCGCGTCGACCGTGTGGGCGGCTGACCCGCTGGGGCTCCCGGCGACGCGGCGGCTCGTGTTCCTCTTCGCGGTCGTTGTGCCGATCGGCTTCGTGCAGAGCACGCCGAAGCGCGCGCTCGTGGCGTCCATCGTCGATCGCATGAAGCCCGCACACACCGCCTACACCATCGTCAACCAGGTCGGCTTCTACACGGACTCGTCGAGCTCGCTGACCGACTGCACCGCCCTCGGGGAGTGACCGCACCATGGCCGACAGACTCCAGACATTCAGCGTCAACACGCAGCTCGCGAGCGTGTTCCTCAACGCGCAGCAGGACCTCTCGATGGTCATGCGCGTCGCGACCGCGACGGCGCTGGCCACGCAGGACCCGGGCGTTGAGGGGCGCATCTACCAGGCCACGAGCGACCTCAACACGGGCACGCTGATCTCGCTCGACAACGGCACGATCAGCGTCGTCAACACGGGCGTCACGCCCGCCACGCTCACGACCACCACGATGTCGTGGAGCGACCGCGAGGTGTTCGGCATCTACCGCGGCTTCGCGGGCGCCGCGCAGTACCCCGGCGGCGCGGGCGACTACCAGTTCGACGCGGCCGGCGCGCCCACGCTCTTCTGGGGCTACCTCGGCACCGGCGCCAAGAACGGCACGAGCACGCAGGTGAGCGCGGGCAACCCGCCCGTGCCCGCGGCGGGCACCTCGTGGGCCGTGCAGATCGTCGCCAACCTGTGGCTGTACCTCGACCCCTTCGACGGGGTGCTCAAGCTCTACAACGCGACGGGCTCAACGATCCGCACGCCCGCGCTGATCTTCTTCGCGACGGGCCCCACCGGCGCCCGCTAGCCCCGCCCTCCGCACACGCACGCCATCCCACGCCCGCGCCCGCGCAGCTCATCTGCGGCGCGAGCCATCGCACACGTCCGCACCACGCCCCGGAGAACATCATGCCCGCATCTTTCGTGACCGCTGCAGGCCTCGGCGACAACAACACCTTCACCGGCGAGAACACCTTTACGGGCGCCGTGGCGCTCAACGGCGGCGTCGTGACGTCGCAGGCGACGGGCGACCTCATCATCGCCACGAGCGCGACCGCCCTCGGCCGCGTCGCCGACGTGGCGACCGGGCAGGTGCTCAAGAGCGGCGGCGTCGGCGCGGCGCCCTCGTACGGCGCCATCGGCGGCACCACTGCGGCGACGGCGCCCGCGTTCACCGGCACCGCGCCCACGACGGCGACCGCCGACATCGTGACCGGCACCGGCTACGCGACCGCGGGGCAGGTCGTGACCACCACGAGCAACTTCACGGCGACGCTGAACCAGTACGCCAACTGCTGGCTGATCACCGCCACGAAGGCCCCGTGCCTCATCGTCTCGCACCCCGCGGTGACCGGCGCCCCGCTGGTGCTCACGGTGATCGGCGCGGCCCCCGCGACCGCTGCGGAGGCCTTCCGCATCCTCGGCGCCCCGACCCCTGCGGGCACCGTGGCGTCGCACACGCACGGCGGCACCGGCCTCCTCTGATCGCCGCACCATGAGCACCCTCAAGCTCCCGGCGACGACCGCGCGCGCGGCGTCGCTCACCCTCACCGGCTCGCTCGTCACGGTGGTCGGCACCGCGAGCGGCGACAACGCCAACGCCACCACGGGCGCGATCTCGCTCCTCGCCCTCTCGTCGCTGGTCGTGCAGTGCACCTACGCGCGCGACGCGGGCTCGACGACGGGGCGCCCGATCTTCGCGGTGGACATCTCGCTCGACTCGCCCGACACGGCGGCCGCGAGCGTGGCGAACTTCTTCCCCGTCGCGCTGCTCGACAGCGCCACCTTCTCGTCGGGGCGCATCGACGGCTACGCGTACCAGTTCTCGCTCGCCCCGAGCGTAACCGGCACGACCACGCCCGGCACCCCGCCGTTCAACGTCGGCAGCGCTCCGTGGGCGCGCATCCGCATCGCGGATGTCGACGGCGCCACGCCCGGCACCGTCACCAACATCCGCTTCGGCGGCGAGGCCTCGCCGTGAGCGCGCTCGACCCTTCGGCCCCTGGCCTGCCGATCGTGTCGTCGGGCGGCGGCGCCTCTCTCCCCACCACCCCCGCCGATGCGCTACTCGACGAGACGGCCGCCGACACGATGCTCGGCCTCGACGGGAGCGGCGTCGGCCAGGCGCTCAGCGCGTCGGCAGCGCGCACGCGCATGGGCCTCGGCGGCGCGGCGGTGCTCGACGTCGGCACCACGGCGGGCACCGTCGCCGCGGGCAACGACTCGCGCATCACAGGCGCGATTCAGTCGTCGACGCTCACCACGCGCGGCGACATCATCACGCGCGGCGCCAGCGCACCGCAGCGACTCGCGATCGGCACGTCGGGCTATGTGCTCACGAGCGACGGCACCGACGCCGTGTGGGCATCGCCGACGGGAACGCCGACGTGGCTCGCGCTCTATGGGGCCACCGGGCTTTACGTCGGCGGCGAGTCGGCCTTCGGCTTCGCGCAGGCCGACTACGTCACCGCGAGCGCGGCTGCGGCCGTGCCCGCGTTCGGCCCGGGGCAGTCGATCGTTGCGTGCGTCTACCCCGGCGCGACGCCCACCGGCGTCGAGATTGTCGCGTGCCACGCGAGCGGCGCGAGCAACCGCGGATGGGTGCTCGACTTCGGGCGCAACGCGGGGTCGCGGCGACAGTGCGGCCTGTACCTCTTCGGCATGAACGCTTCGGCTGGTGTTCAGCTCACCGGAAGCGAGTTCACGGTTGGCTCGCCCTACGTGATCGCCATCACGATCAAGGCCGACAAGAGCGTGCGCTACAGCGTCAACGGCGCTGCGGTCGCTACCATCTCGGCGCTCTCTGGCACCTTCGCCCCGCCGACCTCCGCGGACACGTACGACTTCGGCTCGACGCGCGCGTTCGTGAGCCTCACGTCCTACTACCCGCTCACGTCGGCGCTCATCGGTCAGATCAACACCTACTCGACGGAACTCTCCGACGCCGACCTCGTGGCCGCGTGCGCGGGCGTCGCGACGGGCACGATCCCCACCGTCGCGACGGGCACGATCAGCACCAAGTTCCTGCCGTCGGATTTCGTGGGCGGGGTGCGCGTCAAAGCGCAGACGGGCGCAACGTGGATTCTCAAGGCGGGCGCGTCGATCGCGCCGAAGTGAGGGGACGATGTACCAAGGACAGCACGCTCTCTTCTACACGCAGCCGCCCTTCGGCGGCGCTCTCGTGACGCGCGCTGCGCATTACGATCGCAACAACGGCGATGGTACACATCGCCTCTTCGTGCGCCTCGACGACGGCAGCGAGGTGCCGCTCGATGGGCCGCAGTGCGACCCCGCGCAGCCCACCGCGGGGCACTGGTCTGAGGTGCCCGCGTGAGCCTCACCGACGCAGCCCCGCTCATCACCGCCCTCGGCGGTGTCGGCGGCATCGCGGCGGCGGTGCGCTGGTGGGCCGACCGCGCCGAGCGCATCCGCAAAGAGGACCTCGCGCGCGACGAGGCGAAGCGCGTCGCCGACCTCGCTGCAGCGAAAGAGCTCGGCGCCGCCCTCACCGCCAGCGCCGCCGCGCAAGACCGCCTCGCGGACGCTGTCAGCGCCCTCGTGCCCCGCGTTGTGCGCATCGAGGAGCGCCTCGACCGCGTGGACCTCACGGGCGAGCACCGTCGCGCGGCGGTGCCGTCATGATCGACGCGTGCTCCTCTGCGGAGATGCTCGTCGGCGTCGCGGCCCTCGTGGCGTCGACCTCGCGCATGGCCACCGTCGCCGATCACGCGATGGAGCTGCTGCGCCACGATCGCGCGGCGGTGCAGCCGCTCGAGCGGCGCATCCTCATCGTGCACGACTCGCCCGGCGTGATGCTCGTGCTGGCCGCCGCCCTCGACCACCTCGGCGTCCCCGTCGATCGCGCGCACAGCGTCGTCGAGGCGCGGGTGCTCGCGCGCAGGCACCGCCCCCTCGTGGCCGTGCTCGATTACGACCTCGGGCCGGGGCAGCCGTCGGGG